GAACACACTCTACGCCATGGAATAATAGATAATTTGCTCTTTCTAAAAAAAGATATATAATAAAAAAGAGCAATTCTCTTAAGAATAAATAAATAAATAGAATAAAAATAACTTAATAATATGGCAAGAATCGCATTAGATTTATCACAATTTAAATCAGCCGGAGTTTATACTGTAGAAATTGACAATTCTCAACGTATCGTAGTTACTACACAGTCACTTAGATTACTTCCAGGATTTGCAGCTCAAGGACCTTATAATACACCCGTATTCATAACATCTTCTAGAGATCTTCAGAGATTTTATGGTGACATTGATCCAAAATTAGAAAGAAAAGGTTCTTTCTTTCAAAGATCAATTCTAACGAGTTTATTGGCAGCTCCTGTATTTGCAATTAACTTATTAGCAGTTAATTCAGATCCAAGTGTTGGTGATAGAGTTCAAGTTGCAGCATTTTCACTAGAACCAAGTACTGGTAATCAATTAGGTGTTAATTCAACTGTTGATGAATTATATGTTAATTTCTTTAATCGTCAAAGATTCTGGACTCCAGACCCTGAATATCTACAAGGTGTAGTAGCTAATAGAGGTGGATATGACACAGCTACTAACGCTCCTTTATTTGATATTGTTAATATAGGAACAAAAAATCTTTCATTCATTGTTAGAAAAGCACAAAACTTAGCACAGTATGGCGTTTATGCAAAAGATTGGTATGGTTCTGACGCCAACATACCTTATAAATGGATTAGACCTTATGATTATATCAAAGACTATTTTATTCAAGTTATTGCTATTGAAGGCGATTGGACAAATTATACTAATTTATCAACAGACCCATATTATTCACAATTCTTTAATACAAAGGGCATAATTCCTAAATATCTTCAAAACTTTTTAAATTCATCAAATGTGAAATTAATTGGTTCTTGGATAGGATGTATCATCCCAGATTTCAAAGATCAAACTGGTTCAGAACAATATATAGAAACTGTTGTTAATGCAGCTACTCCTTTAACAGGAATTTTATGTAACATTAACCAACAAGCACTTGACCAATTAAATTGGAATCCAGATGTTAGTTTATGGACATTGGGTGAAGGAACTACACAAGCTCCATTTATGGTAGACTTAGTAGGACATGGTTTGGTTAATAATGTAGGTGATGTTTCAACATCATTTTTAAGCTACAGTATTGATGTAGACAATTCAGTATTTCATACAAGTGTAAGTCTTACTGAATATCCTGTAGGCGATACAACACATAGATCATTTAGTATTGCTGATTCTTCAAAAGGAACTAATACTTCTATAAGTGTAGGTTCTCTTATTGAAAAGTCAGGATCTGGAATTCCAGGTGTAACTTATGTAACAGGAAAAACATTTGTAGTTTTTGATGCAACAACAGGAAATGGAGGTTATGTTATTACAACTGCAGAAGCAGTAGATGCTGGCACTACTGTAACTATTCAAACACCTATTGATGATCCATCAATCGCAACAGCATATAAATTTATTAAACTTAATGGATTAACTCTTAAACAGAGACATCTTCCAGGATACGATAAAAATGGATCTCCAAATGCAGAAGCAGGTGTTTCAAAAATATACGGAATGCTTGAAGATTCAGGAATTAATAGAGGTTTGAAAAATAAAGATATGATCAGTTTCAGATATGTAGTTGACACAATGGCTTACGGACTTCAAGCTGAAATGGGTGGCAAAGCTTATCTTTCAAGATTAGCAAAAGGAAGAGGAAAGTGTACAGCAATTATAAGTGCACCCGCAATCGCACAATTTGCAGCATCAACCAATCCTTACTTCTGTGATACTTTCGTATCAGGAGTAGACCCAGTTCCAGTATTCGATACAGCATTTATTCCAGTAGGAGGAAACCCAGACATGCCAAGATCATTCAGGTTCAGTTTCCCAACTGAAGAAGATGGAGGTAAGTACTGCGGTATATTCGGACCATTCTTGAAATACAGTGATGGTGGCAAATTTGTTAGCATTCCACCAGCTGCAGATGTAGCAAATGCATACGTACAAAAATTCTTAGGCGGCAACCCATTTGCAATTGTAGCAAACCAAGCAGGTATACTTTCAAATCCAAATCTTGCAGGTCTTGAATATATGATCGATAAAGTTGATAGAGATTCTATTGAACCATTTGGTTATAACTCAATTATTCAAAGAGCATCAAGTGGACAAATCATGATTTACGCTAACTCAACTGCATATCAACTTGTTAAGAGTGACTTCAATAACTTACACGTTAGAGAATTACTTAACACACTTGAAATTCAATCAGAAGAAGTTCTTGAACCTTATGTATTCACATTTAATAACCCTGTTACAAGATTGAACATTATCAACTCTCTTACCCCAATTCTTGAAACAACAAAAGATGCAGGCGCATTACTTGATTACACTATAGTTATGGACGAAACAAATAACACTCCAAGTATTATAGCTGATGGATTCGGAATCGTAGACATAGGTGTTACTGTAACAGGTGCCCTTACAAAAATTATTAACAGAGTTACAGTTAATACAATAACCGGAGCAATTTCTTCTGGAGGATTTGTATTCTAATAATTCATGAATAAATAAAAATATAAAATAAAGAAACAAACATGGCAGATTTCACTTCGCAAGGGTCCTTTGGATTATCACATTTCAGAAATTCTCGTGCAGCACAAGAATTATACGAACCCGTATATTTGAATCTCTTTACAATACAGATTCAATTACCAGATGGTGTTGGTTCGACTCCTGAAAATACTAATCTAATGTTAGAAAACGTACAAACGATTGGGGGTCTTAAATCACACAAATTCCCTGGCTCGCCTATTGCTCAGTATTACAAATGGGCTGCAAGAAGATTCGCTGGTGCGAAACCTTCAGAAACAACAATGGATTTGTTATTAGATTTTGAAGTTAACGTAGATAGAACACCAAGTGCTTACATTCTCAAAACATTAAGAAAATGGTGCGATTTGGTTTACGATCCACTTACTGGACGTACCGGAATAAAAGCTGATTATGTGGCTCCTTGGATGTTAATCACCATGTATGACAGAGCAGCTCGTCCATTCTGGCAATGGAAGTGTTATAACGTATTTCCAATGACTGCTTTGCCAGAACCCGTATTAGGATATCAAAGTGAAGAACTTTATAAAATAGCAGGATTTGGAATAGCTGTAGACATGTGGGACGAAACAATTGTATAATCAAAAGTAATTCATATAGAATCACGAAAAAACGAGGGATAGAGAAATTTATCCTTTTCGTGTGAAACTTTGATGGTTTTTCAACATACTATAATATATACTCTATAAAACTTAAAATATTTAAATATGCAATTAGACGGCACAGACGAAAAGAAAGAAGAAATTCTCAAAAATTACGTTGAAGAACAAGAAGGAGTTAAAGCTACAACTTTCGTTTCAACAGTTTCACAAGTAGGTCCCAAAATCACCGAAATCCCAGGCGCAGCTCTTCCTTGGGAAAAACAACTACCATTAGGCAATCAAATAGGATGGATTCCACTTTCAGTAGAAGACTTACCAACACGCGGTTTGTTTTATCCTGAAGGAACAGGACTTGCTATTCGTTCTGCTACAGGTGAAGAAATACGACACTGGTCAATATTGGAAGAATCTGATCTTTCAGCTTTAGACGATATGCTTAATTATGTTATTGAAAGATGCGTAACAATTAAAGCAAACAATACTGAATCAGGTGTTTACTTATCATGGAAAGATATTAAAGAAGTTGATAGATTTTATTTACTTCTTGCTATTCATGAATTAACATTTCCAAATGGTGAAAACAAACTTCAAGTTAAAGTATCTGAAAAGAAAATGGTTGATGTTAAAAAAGACATGGTAAGTTACATATCATTAGATCCAGTGTTAATGAGATATTATGATGAAGTTGAAAGATGTTTTGTTTTAAGAATCAAAGGCGGAAAAGTACTTCGTATAGATATTCCAAGTGTTGGCGTAACTCAATGGCTTAAAAACTTTATCATCAGAAAACAAAGAGCTCAAGAATATTTTGAAGAAGATTATTTAAACTACGCTCCGTTTATTATTAGACAATGGAAAGGATTAAATGATGATCTTTACAAACAATTCGTTGAGGATTCTCATAAATGGGATATCACCACTATTTCGTTATTAGTTCATGTTAAAAAATTATTTGCAGACACGATAGATCCTATAATTAAATTTAATGATGAAGGAGGTGCGGAACATATAGCTCCATTAAACTTTCAAGGCGGGATTAAATCTCTTTTCCTTATTTCAGATCCGTTTGGACAATTGGAATAAGATTGAGTTCATATTCTGTCATAAACTTCATGTTTCTCCGATTGATTTGCAGCAATTAGAATTTTATCGCATTCAATATATTTTGAAAGAATTTGAAGCATACATTGATAAAGAAAATAAAGAATACGAAAAACAAAAAAGGGATGCAGACAAGCAATCAAAAATAAAACCACCAAATTTTGGAGGTTTTCAAATGCCAAAATACGAATTGCCAAAACATTAAAGACTCGAAAGAGTCTTTTGTTTTTTCAAAGGATATATAAAATAAATTAATACTCATGGCGAAAACATCTCCCGAACTATTAACTGACATACTTGGCGTACTTGGGCAAATGAGTGCAAAAATGGATGCTACGAATTCCCAAACTCCAGCACCCAAAAAAGAAACAAATGTTTCATTCGGAGCTGCAGGTGTAATTGGCACATTATTAGGCAAAAAAGGTGTTGCAGCCAAAATGGCTGAAGATGTTGAAAAACTTAAAACAGCTATGAAAGGATTTAATCTTGTTCGATTAAATCAAATGATCGATAGTCTTAAAAAATATAATGAAGCTTCAAAAGAAGGTGCTACATCTAAAAAAACTAGCGGATGGGCAATTGCTGCGCAAGATATGGGTAAAGCTCTTGTTTATATTGCAGGAGGAATAGGATTATTTGCTGGCGTGTTAGCAGCATCTGGCGGATTGCTAGGAGTATCACCAATAGGTGTATTAGGATTTATTATGGGTTCAATGATAGCGTTGTCAATGGCAATGATCATTATTTCTGGAGGAGACGCTGAAGCTGAAAAAATAGCAGGATTTTTGGGTGGAAAATCAAAATTTAAAAATGCTAAACCCGACGAAGGCAGAAACAAAAAAGCTATTCAGAATGCTAAAGATATGGGTATTGCCCTTATGTTTATCGCAGGAGGTATAATGGCATTTGGAGTTGTTTTAGGATTAGCTGCAGCAGTATTTGGAGTAAGTGGTGCTTTATTAGTGCCTGTAGCAATAATAGGTGTGATTGCATTATTAGGATTAGCAATGTTAGGTTTGGCAGAATTAACAGCGATAGGAGATAAAGCTGGAACAGGAAAAAATAAAGGCAAATCAAAAGATGCAATACAAAATGCAAAAGATATGGGACTTGCTCTTATGTTTATTGCAGGTGGTGTTTTAGCATTCGCAATAGTTATGGCAGTAGTTCCTGTAATATTTAAGAAAACATCAGTATTAGCGGCAATAGGAGAAATAGCATTAATTATTGTAGGAATGGCAGGATTAATAGCTTTATTAGGATTTGCACAAAGGCTCATACAACCGGGTATCGAAGTTGCTAAAGGAATTGGCATAGCTTTATTAATTTTATCAGCAGGTGTTTTTGTAGTAGCTCTTACGTCAAAAATACTTCTTGAAATGTTTAGAGGTAATAAAACAGATGATAAAGGAAATAAAACAAAAGGTGGTCCTGGAGCAGCTTTACTTAACGCAGGAGCTGCATTAGGAATATTTGGAATATTTGTTGGAGGATTAGGTGCTCTTTTATGGGTAATGGGTCTTCCAGTTGTTTCAGGTCCAATTCTTTTAGGTTCTTTCGCATTGATAGGCATGGCATTTAGTTTAATACTTACAGCTAAAGCTATTAAATCAGTTACGGATGTTATGAAAACTATGGATGTTAAAACCATTAGAACTAATGTAGGAGATATGATTAGTGGAGTAATGGGTGGAGTAATTGATGGAGTAATGGGTTCAGGACTGCATAAAAACGCAGAAGGTAATGCTTCCACAACAGGAAATTTAACTATACGCGAATTAATGCAATTTAGAAGAATTACAAAAGTAATTCGAATGCTTGGCTCTATATCTAAAACAATATCACAATTTGCAATGGGACTTCGAGCATTTGCAAAACTTGGTGAAATTTCATCATTGCGTTATGAAGAAGGAGCTTTAGATAAAGATGGTCATCCTACGATGAAGCCTATTATCGCAGCAGAAGGAACAATTCATGTTACTGAAATAGCCAAAGCAATTGCAGATACATTTGGAATTTTTATTAAATCATTGGTAGAAAATACACAAAACTTAACTAGACGTCAAGCTCGTTCATTAAAAATATTAGGCAAATCTTTAACAGGTGATCAAGGTTTAATTTCTGGTGTAAGTCAATTTGCAAACGTATTACAAGTATTTGCAAAATTTGGTGCTAAAGGAAGTATCTGGGTGCCACCTCAATATGAAGATGAAAAACGAACTAAAATAGTAAAAGGAACGGGTGAAGCTGTTCCAATAACAACTATAGTTACTAATATCGTTGAGTCATTTGGAAAATTTGTTACTGCAATGGTAGCACACTCAAAAGATTTTGAAATTGGTGGAGCTATTGCTAATAAAATGCAAATATTTACTGAAGCTTTGATGGGTAAAAAAAGAAGTGGGATTGGCAGTTGGTTTGCAAGTGATAAGCCCGGAATACTTTCAGGAATAACTGGATTTAATGATATACTTTTACTTTATGCCGATTATGGTGCTGATGGAAAAATTCCTAAAAAAGGTGCAGATGGAAATATCATCCCAGGACAATCTATAAATGTAACAGATGTAGCTAAAAATATAGTTAGTGGAATTACTCTATTTACAAATGCTTTAAGTATTGCTCTTAATGGACAAGATATAGCTAAATCTGCCAACGAAATTGATGCTAAAATGGGTTCATTTAAAAATATCATAACTCAGTTTGATGAATTAGCACAATCTCAAGAGGGATTAGACAAAATGGCTAATTCATTGGGACTACTTGCAACAAATATGGGATTACTTGTAACAAATATGGGACCATTGAATACTGATAAGTTACAATCGTTAGCAACTATTACTGCACAGCATGCAGTTACAACAAAGGGTGTTGCGATCACTCCTCAATCTTCAACATCAGCCACATCATCAGCTACTTCTGCAGAAGGTCAAGCAGATTGGGATAAAATTGCAGATAGAATGGGTGACATAATTGCGCAAAAACTTTCAGGTGGAAGAAATGGCGAGTTCAATTTCACGTTCTATGATGGAAATTCAGGCGGAAAACTCGAAATTAAAGAAAATAAATAATCATTCTTTTAACAAA